CACCGTTTGCGCTGAGCGCGCCGCGCGCTCGATCGCCTCATACGGAGATTCGCCGGGCGAGATCGAAAAGCGCTTGAACTTTTGGTCCGATCCCTGTTGCCCCTCGACACCGACGCCGAACGGCGCACCGAGCGCCTGCGCTATGCCCTTCAGATCGATGTTGTTGAATTCATGCGTCTGCGTGACCGCCGACGAGCTATTCAAAATGCCGGACGCGCCTTGCGCCTGAATTTCAACCATGTGTTGCTCGGCGCTGTAGAACACCTGGCGCGTGACGACAATGCCAGTGATCGCCAGATAGCCGTCGAGATAGATCGAGCACTTTTGGCCGGGAATGATGCGCTGCGCCGATCGCGATGGTGGCGTCTCTTTCTCCGAAGCCGTAAAGCGTGCCGTCCGCGTGTTCTCGTTCAATGCCGCGCGAACTTGAACGCTCTCCCATTCGTAGTAGAGCGTCCCGTCGATCTCGACGACGGCGCGGCCCAAGTAGGGAAAGAAGTTTCGCTGCGCAGGAAACGGCAGCGAGATCGATTCCGCTGGCGTCGGCATTATTCTTCGCCGTAACGATTTGCCTCGCTGACCGCGTTCTGGCCAGCTGATCGCATCTGACCCGTGCGGCTTGTCTTGACGCGGGGATGGCCAAGGACGCCGCTGCCATTCGCCGAGCTCGTGACGCTGGTCCCGTGCGGGTGTCGGATGTTGACGTTCACGTCAGCCGTGCCCCGGAGCTCGTGCGTCTGCGCGCCGAGTGGCTGATGCCGCCCCGCGCGGCCCATCCAGAACGGCCTGCCCGCGCGCTCGTTCTCTTCAGCTGCAGCCGGTCCCTGCGATGGGTGTGCCGTTGTATCGCCGCCGACGTGGCCCGATGCGCGCCTGCTTTCCGGCGTTGATGTCCGCCCTGGCGTCACCGAAGCGCCGCCGGGACCGATATGCAGATAAGCGCTGCCGTGCTGGCGGATCATCGCCAGGACGCGCTGCTTGAATTGCGGATACTGCCCGCCCGCGATTGCGATACAGCCCGCCGTGATCGCCGCCTCGCTCGACGCCGCGTGAAACTCGATGCCCTGCCGGTAGCGGCCTAGGCTCGCATCCCAAATGCGATTTTGATTGATGCCGAGCGCGCCGTGAGCTCGACCCCATGAGCCGATCGCCTCGGGCGTGACCGGATAAGTCCCGTAGGGAATGTGCGGCAGCGAGCCGCCCGAGCCGAAGCGGAACACCTGACCACCGACATCGATGTTGCCGCCGATATGGCCGCCGCCGTAGTCGCGCACCTGGCCGCTGCCGCTCGGGCCCATCGGAGCTTGCGGGCCGCCCTGAGTGCTGTCGCCGTAGTTCGCTAAGTTTCTGATCGTCCTTTCGGGATGGCGGCCAATCGTCGAGAAGCGCTGTCCGAGAATTCCGCCGCGCAAGCTTCCCGCGCGCGTCGAGCTCATCGAGTCGCGGATGAAAGCTTGGATCGACGCGTCGGTGTTGTAGGCGTTGCCGCCGGGCACCTGGCCGTGCGCGTATTGCAGAACGCCGAAAGAGCCGCCGGGGTCGCTCGTGTTGGCGCTGCGCGGATTAAAATTCGACTCGGCCTTCGCGGTAGCCGTCATGAAGCGCGCCCACTCTTCCGCCGAGCCCGTGGTGATCCCGAATTGCGCGCCGTCCTTCGGGACTTGGCCAACCAAGCCCGAGCCCTTCACCGCCGTCAGCGCCTTCTGATAGAAGTCCGCGCCCGCGCCGGGACCACCTTGACCGATCTCGGGCGGCCCTCCCGTGCCGCGCCCCGCGCGACCCCCGAACCACGGCGAGCCCGTGCGCGCACCCGTACCGCCGCCGCCGCCGCCAAATTGACCAGGCGATCCGAGCCCGCTGCCTGCGCCGCCTGCGCCGCTCGGCGCATTCGCGCCTTGGCCTTGCAGCTGATCTTGCAGCCACTTCATGATGTCGCGGATGTCGCGCAGGTACTCGGTCGACTCGCGGATGTCGCCGCCCATGCGACGAAGGTCTTCGCCTGCGGCGGTCGCTCTGATCGGCTCGCCGGTCTTGGACGTGTCGCCGGTTCGCCATTCGATGTGACGTGAACCGCGCGCGATGTTCTCGGGCGTCATGATCTTGTCGATCAAAGCTGCCTTCGACTCTTCGGCAATCCCGCTCATGTCAGCGCCGCCCCATCCGCCGAAACGCTGCGGCGTACCGGCGGGCTGATCACCGATTCCCTTCGACTTCTTGAAGCGGTCCCACCATCGCTGAAACCAATTGCCGCCCTGTTGATTCGGGTCTTCTTCTTGTGCCTTCTGATGCTCCTGTATCCGTTGCAGCGGCGTCTTGTTCCACCATTCGACCCATCCCTTGATCTCGTCCATGATCTTGACCATGTCAGTCATGGCTTTCCCGAATTCCTGCGAGATGATCGGGATCAATGCACGAAGCGCTTCCCCCATTTTCGCGATTGCGGTGTTGATCTTTTCGATCTCCCCCGGTCCCATCTTGTTCCACTCTTCGACCCACGCGTTGCTAATTTTCTCCATCTGATCGTGGATGGTCTTATTCAAGTTTTCGAGCGCTTCTTCCATCGGCTTGGAATAGGTCGTCGGCGTGATGACCTGTGGCAGATGCCGACGCAGCTGCTCAAGGTCTTCGAACGACTCGCCGATGTAACGCGCCAATCTGCGCCGCACCGCTTCCGGTTGGATGCCGTAGACTCGCTGCATCCATTCTCGAAACGCTTCTTCGGTAGTGATCTCGCCATGACGCTTGCGAGAGAAAATTTTGTCGGTCTCGGCAGCGATCTGCGCGCCCGCGCCCGCAATTCCCTCTCTCATGTTCCTCAGAACGGTCGAGCCCGCGAGCTTGCTTGTCTCTTCAATGGCATCATTGAAGCGCGACAGCGCACGATGCGCGTCTTCCGGCCCTTTGTTGAAGCGCGCGAAGGCACGCTCGAACGTCGTGATCGACGCCTCGCTCATGCCGAGTTGGATTTGCAAATTCTGCATATCCTTGAACGTCTGCGTGAGATGACGCCCAAGTAACCAAATCGCTCCCCCCGCTGCAGCTGCGCCGCCTGCAATGCCACCGAGCGCCCTTCCGAGCGGCCCGAGCTTTTCTCCGAGCCCGACGATATTGCTGCCGATCGTCGCGAGGCGGCCTTCCATGCTGCCGAGCCCTTGCACCGTCCCGGCAAGCGATCGATTGAGATTGAGGAACGCATCGGTCATATGCGTTCGCATCGAGCTCAGCTGAGCGTTGACGCCCGTGCCACGATCGCCGACTTCCTTGACGTTGTCAGCGACGCGCTTAAAGCCTTCCGCTCCCTTCTTACTGACTTCGTCGAGCGACCGCTTAAACTGGTCGAGCTTTTCGACGATCTCGGCGAATTGCGCGGAGAACTCGTCTTCCAAGCTGAAAACTAGCGTGGCAGTTTCGCGAGCGATTTTACTTCTCCCTACGGGGACGTGGTTTGCCCTTTTGAGCTTCGCTAATTTTCCGTCTCGTCTCTTCCGACACCGGGCGGCCTATCAACCAAGGGCGTTGCGTCACCCGCTTGTTTGATGCTCTGATCTTTTGTCTTGTTTCTTCTGAATGACTCCAGCCAACACCGCGAAGCTTTTTACCCTTGTGTGCTTGACCGATTTTTCGTTTGGTTTCTTCAGAAAGAACGAAGCCCATGCGCGCGTCGCTTTTTCGAGCTCGCACTTCGGCAGTATTGATCTGCCTCATTGCTTCACTGACTCTTGCCCTGGAGTCGCTCGTCCACGGATGACTGCGTTGTCCGCCGGGCGATCTATTCCAACCAATGTTTGCGAGCGGACGCAGAGCATATTCCAGCTTGCGGCATTCTCGCTGCGAACCCTGGAACAAGATTTGAAATTTCGCGCCATTGAAGCGCCTGAAATGTTGAACTTGCCGTGTCCCCCGATTCTTCGTCACGCCGACATAGCCGTGCCGCCACGGACACACGCAAGCGTCATCAAAGACCCAATAGCAGACATGAAGCGCGTCTGATGGAACAGGCCCCGGCATTGGTTGCCCCGAATCGAATGCCGGAGTCTATCATTCGCGTAGCTTTTCTTGCCACGCGCTCTCGATGCGATCGCTCTCTGTCAAGCGATCGGTCCATTCAAGATCACGGTCAATTTGCGAGAACGTCTTGTCGAGGAAAACTTGCGGATTCTGTCCGTAGAATTTCGCCAGACCGTAGCAATTCAGAATCACGTTATGAATCGGTCTGGCACGAAAAAATGGAAGAGCATCATCGCGCCATTCTGCCAATCACGCGGATCAAGTTGCCTGATCGTCGACGGCGCGACGCCCGCGAGATGCGCCATCATCATGGTCATGATGGGGCCGTCGAAGACCGGCTTCGGTTGCGCCTCGAACACCGACAAGATGATCGGGCATCCGATGCGCTCGATGTCGCCGCCGGTCGGCTCGCGAAACTTGAGCTCGACGCATTGCTTGTCTTCCCACGCGACAACCGGCTTGCGCAGCGGTAGTACGCCGATCCATTTTTCGGGCGATACGCCCGCCGCGCCGTTGGTTTTCGGCGGTTCTGTTGCCTTCTCGGTGAACGTCGGGGCAGCTTGTCCTGCTCCCGTCTCTAGAGCGTCCGGCATACGCTACTCCTTTCGCGCGTCGGGATGCGCGCCGTTGAATTCCCGAATGACAATGTAGCCGTGGCGCTTCAGCGCGATCAGAAAGCTCTCGATCGCGCGCTCGTCGTTGGGCGCGGCAAGCCCAATGTCGTCGAGCGTCTGACCAAGAGCAGCGCGAAGCGCCACAGCGGGGTCGAGCATCACGGCAAGATTTCGTTGCAGGATGTGCCTTCGAAGCGAACTCGAAACTGACCCTCACGGGCGTTGATTTCGAGCGCCGCGCGGCAACACGCTTCCTGCAAGACGAAATTGGTATTGTTGGCGAGCTCGGCGGTGACAGTCGCGTTGACTATCGCCGCGACACCCTCGACCGAGAGCCCTTGTAAGGTCGAGAAATCGCCCTCGATGTAAGGAACGCGCGGGAGCTCGCTGTAGCCGTGGACATAGTCCTGGCCTGCGATCATCGCGCGTTCCATTGGCGACGGACTCACCGTCAAGTTCCCGCGCAGGGGATACATATTTCCGTTGACCTTGAGGAACGCGACTCCGGCGATTCTCTGAGCCATAGGTCATCCTTTCTCCGCGACGGTTCTCGCGGGGCTTTGCAAGTCAGAGAGAGAGAAAGCTATTAGGTCCGGCTTAGAGACCGGGGCCTTGTCCGACGAGCGGCGACTCGATGATCTGCACGTCGACTCCGCGGTTATATTGCAGCCTGAATTGATTCAGCACTGCGAGCACGCGCAGCTGATTGATCAGATCAGGCGGGTACAAAATATTTACGCGGTTGGGATCATTTGAGTCCCGTTCGACGATCAAATGTGCCTTGAACGCCGGAAGATTCTCGACGAGCCCGTTGAACATATCGAGCGCGTACTCGGCGACGAGCTCGGCCTTGATGATCGATGGCGTGACGATCGCCTGCCCCGCACCGAAGCGCGTGCCATCATCCGCGAGCTTGTGTCGCGGGAATTTCGTCGTGATGGCGTAGCGCTGATTGCGGATCAGCTTCGCTAAGGTCGCGAGCGTCGTGACCAAAGAAAAACTGTCGTCCCCGAAGCCATAGAGATTCAGCTGATAAGTCGTCGTCTCTCTGGCGATCATCGGCACGTTGTCTGAAAGCGTGCGCTGCGTCGCGAGTCCGCTGTTCGAGAACGCGTTGAGCTCCATGAGATTCCAACGATCGTTGTGCGGCGCTGGAAGCATGGACTCCAAGTGCAAGGTCTGCAGCGGCCGAGCGGGATCGTTGATCAACGCGCGCGCCGCCTTCGCGGTATAGGCCGCCGCATATTCGTAGCCAGGATTCGGGACGGACGGTTCCATCGCCATGACGGACGTGACTTTGCCGTTGCGTGTCAGGCCCCACGTAATGAGGTTTGAATAGGTGTCGCGCTTCGCGGAGAAGAGATGGCCGTAAAGCTGGCGCATCCAGCCCCACCGTCCATCATCACCGAAGCCAAACTCGGTTTCCCATGCGAGCAGCGTCGTGCTGTCGGTGTATGGCAGCGAGACATATTCGAATTCGGTTTCACCGAGATTTGAGATTGCGGTTGTGAAGATCGGCGTGCCCACGCCGCCGCCTAGCTGTCCGAGATTCGTCTTACCGACGAGCGGATGTGAATAGGTCAGCACCAAGCCAGCCGGGAGCTCTTCGCCGCCGATGCGCCCGTAATACGAATCGCCGATCAAGATGTCGTTGCCCGAGACGCCGCCCCATTTTGCATTGATAGTCACGACGGCAGCTGCGGCGACTGCGGTGACAGGCAAGTGCGGCGGTGTGCCGATCGCGCCGGGAAATGAGACCTGATTGACGTTGATCGCGTCGGCGATCGCAGTCGCAACTTCGTTCGCGGTACTTGTGGCCGCGATATTCACCGGGACATGATAACCCCCGATCATGAGATCGATCGTTCCGGCATCGGTTGGTGGATTCGTGACGGTGATCGTTCCAGTCGCAGGCGTCGACGCCGGACTTTCTTCGACGGGCAAGCACCAAATTTCGTTCGCCCAATTGTTCGCCGTGGCCGCGCGGTACGCGCTCGCGAGCTCGCTGCCCGCACCGAACAGGTAGTCAGCATCCATCTGGCGACCTACGATGACGGGCACGTCTTTGACGCCCGCACCGTTGAGCGTCGTGTCCGTGTTCTTCGAAGTCATGGTCCCGACGAGCAGCGTCCGCAGATGCGTCATCGGATAACCTGCCATCGAGCCGTCAATTTCGACCCAATAGAGTGGCTGCAGCCAATTCGACGGGATGTTGTTGAACGACACGGGCATGGTCTTGCCTCCTACGTTTGAGTCAAAGGATCAACGAGCTCGCGATCGACGATCGCTGCTTAGGTTTTGGATTCGGCCCTGCTGTGCGAGCCATGCGCGCCGGTTTGACCTTTCTTCGTCTCTTCGATCGTCACGTCGCCGTCGCGCGCGCGGCGATGGGTGAATTGATCGTCGGGCCACACAGCTTTGCCGTCGCGATTGAATTGCGTGATCGCGAACGGATGCTTGAGAAATTTTCCCGGCTTTTCGCCAGACGGCACATGCGGCCAATGCTTGGCATCGCTGTTGATGACAACGGTGACCGAAGCGACAGCTTCGGAATAGCGCGGACGTTGCATCGGCATGACGGTTCTCCTATGGGCTTGAGAGCTCGGGCTTGGCGAAATCGGGCGGCAGCGTCGAATAGTCCGAACGATCGAACGCGCCCATGACGGGCAAGTCGTATTGCACCGT